GGTAGAGAGTTTGTAACTAGAGGTGGTCTTAGTGGAGATGAATTATATCTATCAATTAATAATATCACTAGCATACTTGCAAATCGAGGTTGGTATGTAAACAAGTCTTGTGGTCTCCATGTTCATATAGATGCCAGAGACTTACGTGCAAGACAACTTGCATACATACTAGCAGTTGCCAAACTATGCGAACCTGTTATCTACAAGATGATGCCTCCCTCCAGAGGTAATACTAGATGGGCAAAGCGTATACCTATGTCCATAGAAAAGATACTCAGAATACACGACGAAGAAGATTTTATAGACGCATGGTATCGCTCTCATGGAACTAGCCCTAGTATGGAGAAGTACAACGACTCTAGATATTGTGGAGTCAATATGCACTCCAGAGTAATACATGGCTCGATAGAGTTTAGGCATCACTCTGGAACTCTTAACCCTGAAAAGATAATAAATTGGATAGAGATTTGTCAGTCTATTGTTAAGGCAGGTCTAGATTTACACAATCTAGTAGAAAGAAAACAGGTGTCAGGACAGAGTATGTCTCTCTCTAGAGCTAAGCAGCTTATGAAAATATGGAAAACTATGATGAACAGAGACCCTAAGGATAGGTACTGCAATATCTACGAGATGGGAGTGATTCTAGATTTACATATACTTGTGAGAGCATATATACATAATAGAATTAGAAAATTCTATGATTCCTCCATCCAAGAGGATTATGATATGATAGGATTTTTTGAGATAGAATCTCCTCATATCGAGACTACTACAAGCATTTAAAATAATAGAAAGAGGTACTACATGAATGATAGCAACTTACACAGAGCTATATCAACTATACTATCTCAGTATGAAGTAAACGAGATTAGAAGCGTAAAAATTACTGAGAGCGAAATTCATAATTGGATTATAGAATTCGATACTGATAGAATAACACCGAATGGTAAAAGAATTAGTATCTCGATGCCTGTTACTATAAACTACGTTGATGTAGAATAGTTAGAATAGTATAGTATATCTAGCCGACCACGTACTTACAATATAAGTGAAAATCGGTAGATTGTCAAGTAAAATATAAAGAAAGTGAGGTAGAGTAATGGAGATAACTTTAGAATTAATTAAAGAGATTGCCAAAAATATTATTGATGAGCAAGGTGATGATAAAGTTTATAGTCGTGAAAATAGAGGTGAAAAACTAGCTCTTAGAATGTTAATACAGACTCTTGAAGATATGCAGAAAAAAGATAAATAACTTGACACACAATTTTATAAATTGTATATTAGAGGATGGAAATAGAAAGGAAAATATATGCCAGCGATAGGATTTAAATACCCTGAAGGAGACAAGATATTATTCGAGGATATTCTAGGCATAGAGAACAAACTAGATGTAGAGAGAATGGGAATATATACTCCTGCATTAAAAGAGATGGCGAAGGTCAGAGAGTCTGATAGGAAGCCTAGCGTTACAGAACTCTTAAATGGAACTTGTCAGGCATATCTAGAAAGAACTAGAGATTATTATATAGACCCACAAGAGCAAGCGTTTGCATTACTAGGTACTACACATCATAAATCTCTAGAAGTAAATGCAGAAGAGAGTGATGCTGAGCAAGAGCTAGAGCTTTGGGATATAACAGGAATTGTAGACTTGTACGACAGCAAGACAAAAAATTTAGTAGACTATAAAAGCACAGGCTCTTACAAAGCGTCTAAGGTTTTAGGTCTAGACTTTTACTTGGCAGATGACCCAACGGGAGAAGTATACAAGAGAAGTGGTAGATGGGGAAAGAAGGGAGAGCCAAAGAAAGTGAAGAGATACTGGAGAAATCCAGAGAAGGCTGAGCTAGGAGATTGGTCATGGCAAATTAATATGTATAGACTAATGCTGCAGTCTCAGGGTAGGCAAGTAGATAAGATGTATGTGCAGATGATAGTCAGAGATGGAGGAGTAGCAGCGTCACGAGACAGAGGAATAGATAGAAATATATATCTAATAGAAATTCCGTATATACACGACGACCACCTAAAAGAAAAATTTACAAGTAAAAGAGACTTGCTATTGGAAGCTCTAGAATCAAGAGAGATTCCTGATAAATGTAGCGATTCTGAAACATGGGGAGGTATAAAGTGCGAGAGATTTTGTCCTGTACGAGAGTTCTGTCCACATATATCACCATACACAATAGAAGGAGATGATTAATTGAATAGTGTATTTGAGAAACTAGATAGCGTAGATGTCTCAAAGAAAGCTGAGAAAAAAGGTAGGTTTACTTATCTCAGTTGGGCATGGGCAGTAAGAGAGTTACTGAGAATTGCTCCAGACTCTACGTGGGTAGTCCACGAGTGGGGAATTGAAGGCAATAAGCAGCCGTATATGCAAACACAAGCTGGATGTTTTGTCAAAGTCTCTCTAACAGTTGATGGTATAACAAGAGAGCAAGTACACCCTGTACTAGACAATAGAAACCAACCTATCAAAGAGCCTAATGCTTTTGAAATAAATACATCTATACAAAGATGTTTAGCTAAAGCTATCGCTCTACATGGTCTTGGTCTATATATATTTGCAGGAGAAGATTTGCCTGATAACTCTTTGTCAAGTAACGATGTATCAGAGCTACTCAATCTAGCTGATAAGATAGGTAAAGAAGAATTAGAGAGAGTTAGAAAGGCTTTAGAAGTTGGAAATATAAACAAGAGTAATCTAGATAAGACAATGTCTGCCCTAGAGAATCTCGCAATTAGTAAGAAGGAGAATGATAATGAGTGATGTAAACTCTATAATGGGAAGTAATGAGGCATATTACGACCCATCTAAAGATGTTCCATCTATAGTTCCAGAGGGTATGTTTAAAGCATACGCTACTAAACTGTCTGAGAGGGAGGTGATTGTAAGAGACAAATACGTAGCAGATGTATTCGATATCGAGTTCGAACTAGCAGAAGATAACAAAGGAGAGAGTGTAGAAATAGATGGTAAAGCCGTAGACAAAGGTGGGTATGCTGGCAAAACAGTACGCTCTAAAGGTTTCTTTAGATTTAAGAAGCCAGACCCAAGTAATTCTCTACATGATGGTTTAGAGATGAATACAGCGTCTAATAAATCCTATATGGAATTATTAAATTCATTCTCTATTGAGACTGAAGAGGATGAAGAAGGTCGCTACTTCCTTCCACATATCAATGAGAGTGACGTTAGTGGCAAAGCTGTTATACTAGAAATTGTCCACGAACATTGGACTTCTAGAGAGGGCGATGCTATGGTCACACCAAAAGCTAAAGCTATCTTTGTATGGGAGGGTCAAGCTCCTAAGAAAGAAGAGCTGCCGTTTTAATTAGTTGAGTAAGAGGGGTGGTGTTTTTATTGTAGTTACATGACATTCCTTTTTTCCACCCCTCTATACCATAATCATAGGATATATATGAGTTGCAGAGATTGTTTTAAAGATTTAGACCCATCAAAAGATATAGTTGATGACAAAGTATGTGGGTCATGTTCTGATAAAAATGAAGAATTTTGGAATAGTATAATTAAATTATTGGAGGATAGTTATAGTGAAGTTTAAACATATAGAAGAGCTAGAGTCTATGTATGTGACGAAAGGAAATGGCAGCACAGATGATGACATAGAAGAATTTAAAAAGTTTATATGGAGACAAGCAGAGATTAGAGGTCTGGTTGTTAACACGAAAGAGAGTCAGAGTGAAGATAGAAACGTGGAATGAGATTATGGATAAGATGTGCGACTTGATGGGGTATGATAAGGGAATAGAGGCTTGTGTAGATGCTAAGCGTGAGATAAAACCTAGCACTCCTATCTATGAACTATCCAAGAGAGATGATAAATATTTAATACATAAACTTAGAAAGAGATATACAAATTATAAGAATTCACCAGCTTCTTACGGATACGAGGCTGAATAATAATTGGTAGAGAGATATTAAATAAAGACTTAATTAACCAGGGTACTAATAATATAAATCGTGGTTTTTAGGTTGGCATTTGATAAGGGGATTGGCGTCTTCTCTCTACCAAAACTTTTTGGAGATAATATGAAAAGAAAAAAACAAAAGCCTACCATGAAAGAAGTTTACGCAGATGTAGGAACATTGTTTAGGGTAGTAAGTGCTATGGGTTCTACGATGGAATCTATGAGAGTGCTGCTAGAAAACTATTTGGAAATGAAAAAAGATACTGATAAATTAGCTAAGTTCATAGAGAACAAAGCAGAGGAATTGAAGAATGTTAATCAAAGAAGCGAAGAGTCTAAAGAAAATAAACCTACCTAAGTATTGCTCTCACTGTGGGGTTCAAAGAAGTGAGTATTGGCACGCTATACTATCTTCCGAGACACCAACAAAAGTAGAGCTGCATGAGGATGATGATAATAAAATGCCAGAGATGTCAGGATATAAAAATTATGTTCTTTGCGATAAGTGTTCTAAGCAATACAATAAAATGAGTATAGCAGAGCAAAATTATCGTAGAGGAAATTTTGGGTATATAGGTGTCGAATCTAAAGAAACATCATTTGGAGAAATATATGTCAAGCAAAAGTAAACAAAAGGGAAATAGATTTGAAAGAGAGTGTGTTGAGGTAGCAAAAGATAAAGATGTAAGAGCTATCAGAGCTTGGGGTTCTGATGGTAGGTCTTTAGGATTAACATCAGAAGTTGACATACTAATAGATAAATATAAAGCACAATGTAAAGTAAGAAAGAGAGTAGCAAAATGGTTGAAACCAAGCGAGGAAGTAGACATACAGTTAGTGAAAGAAGACCGTGGGCAAATTTATTTGATTCAGAGGTACGACGAATGGTTAGAAATGGTGAGTGTTCTCCAAGCTCAGAAATGACACCTGTTACAGGATGGAAAAAAGAGGATGAATTATTATACAAAGCTAGAGAGGTGGCAAAACAAGAGTCTTTAGTTTACTATTTTAGTGATGAATGGTTTGACCTTCAGGGAGATAGAACTCTAAGGAGAGGTATAGCAGCATCTAAGAAAAGAACTAGTAATCCACCTAGGAGGTGTGAGCACTGCGAGAAAGGTTGGTGTTATTTCAGCGAAGGAACTGTAGATGATTTTTATTATCTAGATGAGGAAAGCTTCGTCAATATTCCCCTGGAGAAAGAGCCTTGTCCTAACTGTGAGTAGGAAATCTGCAGATAGATGCCCTAGTTGCGGCTCGACTCTTAAGTCTAAGAATCTAAACAAACAAATAGATACCATTCTTTTGTCTCGCAGTAAAGAGTATGGTAAGCTATACGAATATGTAAAATCCGAGATAAACAAAAGTAGAACTGTTGATTTATCAAATAGGGAGATATATTCATTCTTAGAGAGCACAAGAGAATCCGATGAGGAGATGGCTATTATATCTATGAATCAATACATAGAAAACAATGTCGCTAGAGAAGGTAAGGGATTACCATACCTAGCAGCTATAATAAACAATGCCACCATGACAAAGAAATCTAAGCAAGAGCACGAGTTTAAAATGCTGGATAGGATTCCACCAAGAATAGACAGAGGATAAATGTACAATTTAGAAACAGAAGAAGCTTTGTTGTTCTGCATACTTAACAAGCCAGAGTGTATAGAAGATATAAGAAGATGGATACCTGAAGAAGATGTATTCTATAACTCTTTTAATAAACAGGTATGGTTAGAATGTTACAAGCTTTACAATAACAATGAGCCAGTTGATGCTTTATCGGTATCAAGAGTTCTACCAAAGAACAGATTAGATGGAAAGCTACCGTCTTATGAGCTAACTAGAATAGCAACCAGTGGAGCTACGACTGCAAATGCAGAGTATTTAGCTAAGAATATGTATGAGGATTTTCTTAGAAGAAGTATAGTAAATAACTGTCATAAGCTAATAGGCAAAGCAAAAGATAACGCTGTAGATTTTGATGATATAATAGAGCAGATAAATACAGATACATCTAATATAATCAACACCAAGCCGTCTAAAAACGAGTTTAACCTCGAAACATTGCTTCATGATACTGATGACTCAATATTCAAAAGTAAAGGCATTATAAAGACAGGCTTAAATACTCTTGATTCTGTGATACATGGAATGACAAGGGGAGAGATAACAATCGTAGCTGGTAGACCAGCCAATGGTAAGACAACTGTTGCTGCTAACATAGCTAGACAGCTAGTATTGTCTGGTAAAAGAGTTATGATGTTCAACAGAGAAATGCCTAACACAGAGATGATGAAGAAGTTTATTGCTATGGAGTCTATGAGCCTATCTTATAGGAACCTAAGACATGGAGCTACATCATCACCTACTGAGGTACATACTGCTATGCAGTTTATCAAAGAAAATTATCAAGATAAATTATTTATGTATGATTCTGTTAGTGATTTGCAATCTACATTTGAAGAAATAAAAAGAATAAAACCTGATGTTGTGATTGATGACCATATAGGACTTATTGAGTTTCCATCTAGGGATACTAGGGACTTAAGACATAAGATAAGAGAAACTACGATGAAGTATAAATGGCTTGCTAAAGCACATGATATGTGCGTAATATTAGTATCGCAGCTTAATAGAAATATAGAGCATAGGATAGATGCTACACCTAGGTTATCAGACCTAGCAGAGTCTGGTTCTTTAGAGCAAGATGCAGAGATGGTAGTCTTTACACACTATCCTTATGTGTCTAGATTCGGTCAGGCAGATTCAGATGGTCGAGTATGGGGTAAGAATGAAATGATGTTAATCGTATCTAAGAATAGATATGGAACTCCTGGTAGTGTGGAGATGGGATACTCTGGTGATAGCTGTTTACTGTTTGACGATATAAGAAGTGCAAAAGATTATGAAGAAAAGAAAAGAGAGTTAGATGCCCAATAATATAAAAAGAGTAGTGGCTAAGTGGGTTATGAATCAGTATGACTTAGACCCAGTAATAAGTATAGAAAAAAATATGGACTGTGATGGTATGTATATACCAGACCAAGACAAGGTTCTGATTAGCGAAAAATTAAAGCCAGAGCTGTTGATTAAAACTGTACTACACGAAGCAAAGCACGTGATGGATGCCATGAAATACGGAAGAGCTAAGTTTCAAAAGAAGTACAATCAAGCTGGAACTGTTGCCGCTAACTATGGAGATGACCCATACAAAGATAATAAATGGGAGCTGAGAGCAGAGAAATTTGCAGAACAAGAAATGAAAACTAAATGGAAAGATTTATACAATGGTAATAGTGAAGAAGACTAAAAATAAAACAGTTCAGAAAATGATTACTGAGTTCAAAAAGAAGGTAAGAGAAGTTGGTATTAAAGAAGAGCTGGAAGAGCGTCGCTTTTACACTAAACCCTCCCAGCTCAGGAGGGAGAGAGAGAAAAAGATTAAAAGATTAAATAAAAAATAATTTTATCCTCGGCTGTGAAGTGGGGTGTAGTTTTTACTGCTTGCTGCACCCCTAAACTTTATCTAGGAGCAACAGGCTCCTGCATTCTTAATATTTCCATAAGAGTATTTATATCCATTCTACCTACTCCAGAAGTATCTTGAGGTACTGGCTCTTGTGTTCTCATTAGCATTTGCATAGTCATAGGACTATCAACTACTCCAACGCTACCACCTCCATACGTACTCATATCTTTTTGTTGCATTGGTTCAACCATTTTTAATAACTCCATTAAGGTGCTTATATCCATCGTACCTATGTTAGATGGCTTTATGGTTGGATTACCAACATCAACATTTGTATTATCTGCTGTTGCAGATGAAATAAATTCAGCTAAGCTAGCCTCTCTCATTATATCATCTATAGATTTGTTGTTCATCTCTTTGTTCTTTCTTTTTCTTTTTTATTAATCTCTTAATAGATTTATTCTCAATCGCAAGTTTTCTTTTTCTACGCTTTCTTTCTTTGGCTTTTTTATTTGGCATCTACCACTTGACCCTATTAGCCCAATAAGCTGCGCTCATTTTTCCTTTAGCAATATTCTTTCTATGTCTTGCTTTAAACGACTTGCGTTTCATTTTAGTTGCACGAGATTCTCCAGCTTTAGGTTTACCAGCAGTCTTCGCTCCTTGCTGTCCGAATCTAATAGTTTTAATTTTATCTCCGACTTTAGCTACCACAATATGGCTCTTCTTAGGATGACTTGGTGTTCTCTTTGGCTTATTAAAACCAGATACACCAGCTCTAGCTAGTCGTGAGTCTCTCTTCTTCTTAGCAGGCATTATCTTTTCTTTCTTCTAGCTTTAGATTTTAAAATCTTTTGCTGTAATTTCTTAGGTAATGTTCTCTGCTTAGCCGTTAATCCATTTGCTTTTTTCTTTTTACTATGTCTTCCAGGCATATTACTTCCTCTTCTTTCTAGTGGTTTTTCTTTTCTTACCACCTCTAATTAAATCAGCGTCAGCTTTTCTAGCTCCACCTTTTCCTGTTGCAAAACTTCTTACTCTACCAGCTGCCCATGCATGAGCACTAGTTCCAGGTCTCGAACCGCTCGAATAGTAGGCTCCCAACCCTCTAGAGTAGACCTTAGATAACGTACCCTTAGATATACCAGAGCTCTTAGAGTACTTAGCTAATACAGCTGCTTTACCCCCTGATGTTTTTCTTTTTGGACTTGCTTTTTTTCTTGGGCTTGCTTTTTTTCGTGGCACTTTCACTCCTTAGTTTTGATATTCTATCCATCATAGCTGGTGTTAGCTTTCCCATCCTATATAACTCTCTTGTTCTTCGTATTTCAGCCTCTCTAGCTGATGGATTCTTTGAACCCCTCACGTATTTTAACGGAGTTCCTCTCCTTGTTTTCTTTACTGGTTTAAATTTTCTAGCCATTACCTTCTCATTATTCTTTTGTATATCTCTAACTCTTCAGGTGTTAAGTCTTCAGTATTAATTTTCATATTTTTTCTTAACGCTGCTGTAGCTATAGTCTCGTAATTTACATCGTTCATACTGATTGGATTAGATGGATTTAGATTGTTCCATCTTTTAAGATTTTCAATAACTAATTTTTGATTACCAGCCATCATAAACCTATGCATCTTGTCAACAACTCTCTGCTTTTCTCCTTGAGTTCTCTGTCTTTTTTGAGCTTCAGTTGCAATAAATCTTTCAGATAATCTTCTAGCATTACTTCCAAATATTCTTGATGCTTTATGAGTTGCTCTTCTTACGGCTATTGAGTTGTAACCAAACTCATCAAAACTTTTAGTTAACTCTTGAAAACTACCTACCGCTCTAACTAAATCATCATATAGCACTGGCTTTACAGCAAACGATAAAGCATTAAATTTATCTTCAGCAGCCATAAAATCTGACAACATACCAAATGCTCCTATGGTTGCTATACCTTCAGCTATTTGATTTGGTATCGGGTCTTTATCATCGTAGTTCCATCTACCTGAGGTTACTCTGCTAATTAAATCTAATCCTGCTCCAACTAACTGAGAGCCAGCATATCCGCCAATAGCCATCCTTGCTACAATCATAGGATTACCAAGCCTTAACTCTTCTTTTATTGATTCTGTCATTAGCTGTGCTTGTTTGAGACCAAAACTTTTGAAAAGTACAAAAGGTCTTACTTCAGGCTTACTAAGCCAGTCTTGTTCTCTTAAAAAATCTCTTTGAACCTGAGACCGTTTTGAGAATGCACTAATAGCACCCTGTATTTTATTGTTATCTAAAGAATCAATTTTATCTACATCTAGACTAAAAAATGATTTAAGCTTTTCTTTTGCATATCTACCCTTAACCCCATCTGGATTTTTTTTGTACATTTTTATGTAATCATCTATTGCTAGTTTTGCAGTAGCAGCAGATAATAAAGCGTTAAATTTATTTGCTTGCTCAAATCCAAGCTTAGAGGCTATTTGAGCTGCTCCAAGCATATCAAATTTACCACCACTAGAACCCACACTTCCAACCATCTCTCTTATAAAATCCTGATATACATATGGAAGTGAATCTCTAAACTCTTTATCTGTTGTTATCTTTATAAAAGCTTTTCCAGTTCTCATCATTCCAAGCATAGGCATTGTAGATATGAGAGTCTGACCTACATTTTTTATAGTTGCATCACCAAGAGATATTTTTGTTATAGCCTCAAAAGCCATTACGTTATCAACAAACTTTCTAAGATTTGGATTCATTTTTTGAAAAGCTTCTACATTGGAATAGCCAGTCATTTTATCTACCATACCCCTTAATCTTATTTGCTCATCTGAGCTTTTAATATTTGATATGGCTTTAGTTATAAACTGATTATTATTACCCCAAACTCTAGCTGTTTCAACCCTCCTACCAAGCCTTGAATCGTATATAGCCAATAGCTTTACAGGGTCAGTTTCTAGTAAGTTTGTGGGTATCTCAAATTTTCTAGGGTTCTCTATACTTCCGTGCGGATTTACCTTGCTGGGTAGTGCATCCTCTCTAAATAAAGCATACGCTTCAGCATAACTCATCTTTTTTCCAGTTCTCTGCTGTTCTTGCCTTATAATATCATCCATTAACTCTCTAAAAGGTGCACTAAGTTTATTGTTTGCCATTTTATCAAGAACTATAGTCTGTATTAAATCTTTTTCAAACTTTTGCAGTTCACCTGATTTGTACATTAAAGCTGTTGCCTTCTCAACTTTTATATAGTCGTCAAACAATAAATCTTTTATATCATGTCTAAAATATTGAGGTAAAAACTTTGATATCTTTCCAGCAGCAGCTATATTTCCACGTTTAGCATACTCTAATCTGTCGTCAAATATTTTTTTTATTTCTTGTAACTTAGCAGCGTTTTTCTTTGTAGCTTTTTTTCTTCCAGTAGCTTCTAAAAATACTTGTCTTAGTTCGTTTTCGTTTGTACCTAAAAGTTCTCTAAGCTTTATTACTTCTTTTCTGGACTTAGCCTCAAACAAAGATACGTTATCTGATATCTGGTAAAAAGTTTTTACTATTGCCTGAGAACCTCTATCTTTAAAAGTTTTTGGAGCTGTTTTTATGAGATTAGCAATAGATGTTCCGAGCCAAGAATCTAATAAATCTTGCTGCGGTATTGAATCCGAGTAATCTGCAAACTCTCTTCTAAAGTCTCTATTGATATACTTATTAAATAGTTTTTGATTATAATTTAAAAGTTCTCTATCTGATAATAGTGAAGTAGCTTTACCTAAAAGAATAAAAGCTTCTGTTTCTGGATTTATTCCTAGATTTTTTGCTATACTAGCTATACTTTTTTGAGTTTTTATTCTGGATAAATTTTCTTCTTGGTAATTTCTAAAGAAAGTATTTTTATAAATTTTCTTTTGCTTTTGGCTTTGGTTATCTATAACTTTGTAAAACTTACCTTTCTTATCCTCTCCGCTCTTTATTATCCTGACTGTTTCCGAACCTGTTTTTTTAGACCAAAGCTTAGCACCTCTCTCACTTTGCCATTTTGCTTCAGTAAATTCTCTTGCAACCTCAGCTTGCTTTGCTCTATCTTCAACACTTAACTTACTTATAGGATTTACTTTTGATTGCTCATCTAGCAAGTAAACTTTGTTAATGTTATCCTTGTATTTTCTTAAAGACCTAGCTGTATTAGCTGCTCCAGTAAGACCCATAGCAAATCCAACCGATTGTATATAACCTTCGACTGTTGGAGACTCACCTCTTAATACTGGGTCTAATGTTCCTATTGTGAATGCTTCTTGAGTATATCCAGCTAGTTTACCCTGACCTCTACCCTTAGCTCTTCCTAGTACAGAACCACCTAAACCAGCAACCAAACTATTTCTTGACGCATCTGTTAACACTTCAGACCAGTCTACTCTCTCATCTTTCATCTTTTGACTGAGGGCTGATTGTAAGCCAGAATATGTAAACGCTGCTCCAGCTTGAGTTCCAGCTTCATCTAATATTTTTTTTGAGCCAGCCTCTATTACCTCTCTAGCAGTTTCTTTTTTTATACCAGCTTGCATGAGTTTTTTTGAACCCATTGTAACTGCTCTTCCTAGAGCATTTTTAGCACCTGCTTTAGCAGCTAATCCACCGAATCCACCACCAGCTACTGTTGTAAGCAAATCAACTGGCATAAAGAAAGATAGAACTGTTGCTCCTATATCTCCCTTTACTCCTGGGTCATACCCATCTAAATTAAATCTTTTTTCACCAGTAATAAGCTCTTTACCCATACCTTGTATTGACTCATTATAAGCTTTTTTAACTATATTTGGTAGCCACTCATCAACTTTATTAGAAAGCCAGCTCTTCTCACCACTTTCTTCAAAAGACAAGTCTTCTTCAGGTATATTAGTTTCAGGCATACCTCCATATAGGTTTAAAGAATCATTTCTATTTATGAAATATTGATTTAATCTGTCAGCCTGTTCAGGCGTAAGTGTTATTTTATTTTGTCCGTTCATTAACTCCCTCTTGTTAATTGCCAGATACTTTTGCTTTCATTGCGTTTATTAACGCTACTGTATCATCATAAAAAAAGCTGATATCATCATCTGTTTTTTGCATTCTAGCTATTGCTTTATTAACCCTTGAATGTGTGTTGTTAATTAATGATATTAAATTTCTTCTTACTGCTGGATTATTTGAATTTTCAGCAGTTTTAGCAGCTTCTGTTATCAAAGATTTTATTTCTTCGTTAGCCTGACTTACCTCTTCTTCTGGCAAACCTTTTCTTTTTCCAGCTAACAAAACATTAACAGCATTGTTTATGCCATATCTAGCGTTTCTAACTGCTTGAGTTTGTTCTCTTGTTCCTCCAGAAACAATAGACTCAGAAACATCTTTAGCAGCCTTAACCCCTTCTGATATTGTAGGTATGTCTGAAGATTGATTTACAGCTCCTCCAGTTAAAAATCCTAACAATGTTTTTTGAACAGCTTCTTCATCAGTCTGATATTTATTAGCCAATCTTCTCTCTGCGTCTTCATCGTCGCCTTTAGTTTCTACAGACTCTACGGGCGCTGTACTTAAATCTCTTACATCTGTTGCTTGATTCCCGTCTACATATATATCTTCACCAGTATCTTCAGCTAATGCTTTTTGAATAATCTCAGCATCTGCATTATCTACTGTTAATGTTATATTTCCATCGTCATTAATCACTCCAACATATCCAGATGTAGTGTCTCCAATCCTAACCGTAGAGCCTCCTTCTAAGTTTTTAGTGTCAACGCTGTTATAATTTGGAATTTCATATTTGGGCGTTGAACCCATTATACTTTGAAAGGTTTCTATTCCTATACTGCTACCTGCAGTGCTTTTGGCTAAATCTGGGTTAAATGCTTCGTTAGTAGGTAGGTTTGATTTCTTTACAAAATTATATAGCTCTTGTCTACTCTCACTTAGTAGTGTGCTAGTGCTCTTTAATCTTTTGTCAAGCTCATCATCGCTCAATCCCAAAAGAACTGGAAACCTTTCTGTAAGGTATTTTTGTGTAGCTGGGTCTGAAATTTGTTTAGCGTCTTTAAAATCAATTATAGATTTTAAATCTTCAGCTGCTTGATTTGCTGTTTTGTAAAGCTGACTGAATCTAGCGCTATCTTCAGCTCTTATAGTCGCTTTAGTGCTAATATAGTTTTGAGCTACTCTTGAAAAATCTGCATCGCTAACATTGACTCTACCAGAAAGCCTGTTTTCAGCATAGTCTCTAAAATCATCACCAAGAATATTAGCCAAACTATCTATTTCTCTTTTTGTAAATTGACTATTTGATTGAGCAGTTATAAGACCTCTATCTAAAATAGTTCTAAATTTATCTGTCTTCAATCTATCTTTAATTGCTTTAGCTTGTTTTTCATAGTCTGGGTAGCTTCTGACATTTTCTAATGTAGACATTAACTGTTCGTCAAACTCTTCATCTTCTTTTGTTTGCTGCAATCCTTGTTGAAACTCAAATTGGTCTTTTCTTAAATTAAAACTTTTTTCAGCTTGCTGTTGATTAATCAAAGCTTGCTGTTCATTGAAAGCTAATCTCTCGTCAAACTGACGAGACCTCTCTTGCCTATTGAGCTCGCTGTCTAAAAACCTAGGTAGAGTAACACTTAACAATGTATCTATAGGTGATTTATAATCAAATCCATTTGCCATTTACTAGCCTCCTGTTTCTTCTAGATATCTTTCTGCAGTCATAGAGCCATCTTCCAGCAAACGACTTCCCAATCCCTGTATTAATCTATCATATTCTTCTTGTGATGGAAAACTATTTGTAGCAGAAAAATAATTAAAAAGCATACTTCTAGCTCTTCTGAATTGAACTGGCTCATCTCCAGGTTGGTCAATAGTTCCAGGAATTTTAATGTCTAAAAGAGGTGGTGTAGAGCCAGAAACTGGTTGCGTTGGGTCTAATGCATCTATTCTCTCTGCTCTTCCAAACGTTCCTGTTAAATAATTTTGGAATAAACCAGTTAATCCAGCCATTTCCTGACCCCTTTGCTGGTCTATTTGATACCGACCTCTAGACAGTGCATCTTCAGCTGTTCCCCTTGCTCCAGAAACTAGCCTTTGCGTAGCTCCAGACCTAGTAAATCCTGTTTGAGCTCCTGTACCTAGTATGTCAGATATTGCACCACCAAGACCAGAACTAACATCAGACATTAGGTTAGATGTTCTCGTTCCTACCCTACTACCTATTTCTTGAAAAGCTTCTAACGCTCTATCTCGGTCAAATGGTTGAAAAAATTTTCCAAACTGTTGAGCTCTGTCTCCAGTAAATCCAAAGGCTTCTGCAACTTTAGGAGCGCTGTCAAAATAATCTGCATACTGACCAAAGCCTACTCTATCTAATAATTCTTGAAAATTCATTATCTAAACCCTTCATACATCATAAGTCTTCTTAACGCTTCATCTTCTCCAAGGGGAGCGATGTTAGGTGGGGCAGCCATCATCCTACCTGCTGGTAAAAAATCTCGCAAAGAAATTTCAGGTTGTTGAGCCCTACCTCCAGTTAGTGAAGCAATTAAGTCTTCAGCACTAGAGCCTGTAAAAGCAGATTGAACCCCTCTTCTTAATCCAAGAACATTGCCCTCAGCATCTGTGCTCCTAGCAAATCCTGGTATAGAACGAAGTTTTTCTGGTGTTATACCAGCCCTTTCTAGTTGAGAAGATGTTATAAAATCTGATATTGCATTCGAAATAAGACTGTCTGAGAAACTTGCGTTAGCTCTACTTATAAATCTATTTAAATCTGCTTTTGATGCATCAAATTTTTCCCTACCACCTTGAAAAAAAGTAGTATCCGCTAACTCTGTTGGTATTGACTTAACCTTTCTACCAGCTCTGCCAACTTCGCTTCCAACAGTTCCAAGAATACTAGCCAAAGGAGCTCCTCCAACTAAAAATCCAACTCCTTTTCCTATAAGTCTTCCAAGTGAAGAGTCTTTTTTTATGTCTTCAAACTGTTCTCCAGCACCTCTATAAGCGTCTTTTAATCCTGTCAAACCTCTTTGAATTGTTCTTCTATCTTTCTGAGCAGCTGAGGTTAAGGCTCTTCCTGTTTGTGCAAAACCAGCCCCCATAGTTCCTCTTACCATTGCTAATAATTCTGCTAAAGTCATACTAACTCCTTGTAAATTCTAAGTAGTGCCATGCACCAATTTCTTTTCTATAAAGCCTAAGCTTACCATCTGGTGTTTTCACTATTCTTTCTTCTCCATCATTACCAGAATCGTTTGATGGATATCCTTGCTCTAACTTTGTTTTAACTCCCTTAGAGTTATATAAAAATCTTTTTTCTCTATCAATAGGCATTATGTAATTCTCTTATATAATGGTCTATACTCTACACCAACACTATTTACTTTTTGAACACTACTTCCATCTAAATCTATCTGAACCTGAAAAGAAGAAGCTAATAATGGAGAACCAAATGTAATTCTATTTACATCTAAGTCATTGCTTGTACTAGCTAAAGTCCCAGCATTAGCAGTTCCTTGTTTTGTACCACTATCATTTGTGTAAAAATATTTAACACCATTACTATTAGATGCTCCACTAGCATATTCTACAGTTACACCGTAAATCTTTTTAACTATATTAGGCAAACCAAAGTCATCGTCTTTTAACTTTATGTCAAACGTAGCTCCAGAATCTGGCTCTCCATCATAAGATTCTAACTCATCTGTTCCTACACCTAAAGTCATATTGTTATGTAGGTCTGTAATAATATTAGTTTTTACAGCGTTATCAACCATATCTTCTACAAAAGTAAAGCTGTTTGTAATAAAACTATAAACATAAGCATCACCACTTGTACCACCAGAAGCAGCAGCGTCTCTAACTATAACTAAATGTTTATGAGTTGGTTCATATCCAATAATAGTATCATCGTTTACAAAACTTGTCCACTCTGACTCCAGTACCTTGCTTTGCAAGTTTCTTATTTGTGAACCATCATAAAAGAATAAACCATTCTTATTTACCCAGGCAACTCCAAAGTCTGTTTTTACGACTGCTGCATGAAAGTCTACCCCCATATTTTTATGCTCTGATTCTAAGAACCATTGAGTATCAGAACCACCACCCACGTTAATAACATACAATGTTCTATTCTTGTATGCTAACAATCTATCAGCATAAGACTCTATCTTTACAAAGTCTTCTCCATCGTTAACACCTATATCAATAAAGTTTGTAGGTGGAAACGTATCAAATCTATTTATCTCGCTATACATTAATCTATCTGACTGAACAACTGTTTGTCCTTTGTCGTTGATAGACTTTACATTAGCTACAAACCTTCTTCTATTTGACACTACGCTAGTCTTATACCCTTCTCCAGTATTTCCTATTGATATGCTAGATAAATCAGCGTTATATCCATTTAGTGAGCTATATGTATCAGCATTTGGGTCTTGTATTGATACTGTGCAGAATAAAAAAGAAGCTTGGCTATATATAGTTGACCAACCAACGTACCTTGCCTCTAAATTTGTTCTACATCCATAGGTTAAATCTATATCAGCTGCAAGTTGAAATTCTCCCTTTGAGGTAGAATCTCTAAAGTATATTCTACCACCAGTAATTCTTTCGTCATAACCATGCGAAGCTATAATAGACAGGTCGATTCTTTGATTGGCAGAAACAGTTATTAGTCCAGTCATTACTGTAGGCAAAGATTCTTGAACACCATCATAAATAAATGTTTGGGCAAATTCATACGTACCAGCTGGTATACTACCATCACTTCCAGTTGCTATTGCTTGAAGATTAAATCCAAGTCCAGCATCAGGAGCTATATATAGCTTAATATCAGAGCCAGCAGCATTCCAAGTTTTTGATGAATCTATTGTTAACTGTGTATTGCTATCTCTTCTAACTATCCCTACTGTATCAAGACCTGGGCCGTTTATAAGAACGTATAAACCAGTATCTAGTTGAGTGTCTGTTCCAGATGTGTTACCAGTATCTGTTATATTATTTGCTAATGTAACTGTAGTTCCGCTTGCAACGCCTTCAAGAGTGTCATCAATTCCAAGAACAGCGCTAACTAATCCAGTTGCAGCTGTGCCATCAAATGGTTGTTTTGGTGGGGCATCAGACACCACCCATTGATTTACTGTTTGAGCACTACCTCCACCAACATTTAACTGAGTCAGGTCGTCTTTTAACCATAGCTTTTTATTTACATATCCATACCATTTTACGCTGTTGCCAGCACCAAAATTAGTATCACAAACTCTTACCACACCATCAGCTAAGTCATATATTACCTTACCATTTGCAGTACTACCCAAGTCTATAGCTTCTGAAAAACTACCACTACCATCAGCTACATCTATTCTAGTATCAGAAGTAGCATCTGTATCAGCCAAAAACGTCTTTATTGTAGATGTATTAGTTCCAGAGCCACTAACTCCAGTATAGTCCATTCTAGCTTGGAACAAACCAAATCCAGCCTGAGACGCATCTAAGCTAGGAGCTGTGTAGTCACTTGTATTGTCTGTAACTTTACCAGATGACTTTACTACTCCAAACTCATCTACAATAACATTATTAGCTTGTGCTAACTCATTATCTGCAATAGACCTTGCGTTAGTTTTGGTGTTTAAACCACCATCAAATCGTGTATAGGTTTTAAACTGTTTAGGCATTATTCCTTTATCTCAAAATGTACTAAATCGTCAAACTTATTATCTTTGGTTTTGGTATCCATATCCCAATCTCCGCCCCATCTTATCTTGAGTCCCATCTGTCTAGCAATTCCAAGAACGTAGCCGCCAAAGTAATGAAACCTATCCCTATCATCCCAGTCAATAGGATAAGGAGCAACATCAACAGCGATACTGGGGCTTTTATTATGCTTCCCATTTGGGAACTTAACTTTGCTATTTCCTCTATTATATGCTTCATCTTGAGCTTTCTGTCCTCTATGACCTTCTAATATTGTGCAATCAAAGCCTTTTACAACCTCATTAAACAATTCAACCAGCCTTTCATCGCAAGTATATAGTTTGTTTTTGCTTTTTGTGCTAAATCTTGGCATTACTTACCCTTAATTAAACCTTCTACCAGGTCAGTAACAACGTCAACGCACTTCTCAAAAAAGATTTGCTCTTTATCTTCGCTTACAAATGGAATATCAATCTTCTCATTAATTTTTGTAGCGATTGTCTTAGCCATTTCATCTGAAGTAAGCTGGTCAACCATTTGTTTTTTAATTGAATCCGCTTGACTTTCAGCCGCAGCTACTAACATTTCTTTTAAACCCATTATTTTCTCCTAATCTCATTATTTGTTTTAACTATTAAGTATACTAAAGTTGCAATAGATACAGCCATTTGCAGTAACATTGGTAAGTTCACCCACCAAACACCTACTCCAACTACACCATTAACTACTGCTTTAGTTGAATCTACCATTTATCAACTAGCCTTTCCATTAATGCGACCCTTAAGGTACGCTAAATCATCGGTTACATCATTTAATTCTTTTACTATATCTTCTCTGTGTCTTTGGCTTGTATCATCTGATTTATTCCATCTCTCTATTAGTTTTATAACTATACCCTCTACATTCTCTATTGTAGACTCCATCTTAGCCATAGCTTGTCTTATATTGTCTAAATCTTCATTTTGAGCTTTTTGGCTTTTCATAAGATTTACTATCATCATTACAAATAATGAGACAATAACACCAACAGCACCGTACTCAGCATATGTTTCAATCATCTAATACTTTCTTAGTTGTTTTTAAACCAATTAAAAATAAAAATCCAAGCATAACTTGCAGGAGCATTTCTTGTCTAATGCTAAATGCGACTACAATAGACATAATAAATTTTCCTGCAAGAATTGCTTTATCAATCACTACTTCCCAACAATCTTTTGGGCTTTATTGTGTGACTGTTTAAAGGTTTTACCCTTTCTCATTTCTGATGCCATTACTGACAAGTGTTTTTTAGTATGGTGAACTTTATGTTTCTGCATTTGCTTTTTTTGCATAGCAGATAATCCATTAAGGTTTACATTCTTTAAGTTCTTAGCCATACTACCAACCCTTCTTTCTAATCCAAAGCATAAAAAACATACTAATCTTTACCAGACTCTTGTTCTTTATTATAAGGATACTTATTTTTTTCAGATAGTGCAGCCTTAAGACCGTCTATAAACGCTTGTCTTCCAAACTGTAACTGCTGAATATTAAATGTTGATGTCTCAATCTTTCTATTTAAATCTGAAATATGATTAACCATTGTTTTTTGTTCATCACTCATTAGATTGATATCATACTCTTTCCCATCAAGGTTTAACATTGGGGCATTTTCTTTTTTATTTTCTTTTTTAGCCATTATATTTCCTTACTTTCTCTTTAATCCTAACTTTTGCATTAGGGTTTTGTTTTCTTCCTCAAGTTTCTGTATGTGCTGTGTTTCCATTCCTTCGACACTAGCATTTAATACAGTAACTTTATTTTCCAAATCTTCTATCCTTCTCTCTTGCTCTGCAAACTTCATTTGTGCTTGATACCAAGAGCCAGTAACAATCGCAACTGCCACCATAGCTTTGATAAGAAAAGCTACGCTAATGTGTATTTGAGCGTCTTCACTAATAGCTTTCGACATCTATTTCAAACTCCGTTGTGTCTGGTGGTAATTCAGTTCTAATTCCAATTTTTTCTTCAAACTTATTTACTGCAGGTTCTAAAGTTCCCTTTTTATCCGCAACAACAATCGCAATCGCAATCACACATAATGTATAAAACCATGTCATTTCCTTTGTTCTCTTAATTTACTTACTTCTTCTTCAAGCACTCTAATCTTTTCATTCTGTCTTATATCAGCAGGTATTTCAGCATTTTGACTCTCTTTAGCATCTTCTTCAATAGCTTCTATATGCTCTTCATTTATTCTTACTTGGTATTCAAGAAATGATATACGACCATTTAACTCTCCATAACCCCAGACCATCGCACCTATGACGGCAACCGCTTGAAAAAGCATTGGAAGTGATATGTTTAAACTTGAATCTTGACCTATGGGCTTCATTTTGTTTTATTTATTATATATACAAATATTCCAAAAATTAATATGGTAACAATTAATCCGTAAACTTGATGCTTAATGTCCATTATTAATACGTTGAGCATCAATATAAATTTTATTAAAATCAATAGCAGTACTATCAAGTTGCATATGTATTGTTTTAATTAAAGAATCTACTTCAAACATTTCTCTTGCAATTTCTTCTTTTGTTTTTCCAATACTTATATCTTCACAAGAGACTATTGCAAGTGTTCCTATTAAAATAACTAAAGATGCAGTAAGCATTCCTTTTAAAAAAGGTAAAATAATATTTATTTTAGTATCTTCCATAATTTTTATCACCTACTTTTCCTTTAGAAAATTTTCTTTTTTTATTATATTTATTTTGAGTATATCCAACGTAATAAGAAACTATTGCAACTCCTCCAATTAGTATCCATTTTCTCGCATTTACTCTTTTTTCTTTTCTTTGCTGTATTTTATCAGCAATATAAACTTCTTTATTAACAGGTCGAGAATAACCCCTGTAATAAAGAGTATCTCTATACGCACTAATAGAATTTGCTCTTCTATCTCTTTGTTCTTGTCTAGTAATTTCTTTATCAGTATCAGTTAACTGAGCAAATAAAGGCGTTAATAGGACTAAGATTGTCGTATATAGTATCTTTTTTACCAAGGCTTTCCTTTTCCTTGAGTTGGATTTTCTTGTTTATCTATTTGACTTGCAATTCCATCTTCTATTGATTTTACTTTATCATCTCCAAGTTTTGCTTTTACCCAACCAACAACTGTATCTTCATCAAGCTTGTCATATTCTACAAAACTTGATAAGTCAGATGTATCTAAACCAGTAACATCATAAATTCCACCATAATATGTTACTTTTTCACCGTCTTTTGTTACTTCTTTTGAATCAGTAGAGTTCCAATGAACGGATGTAACTACGTTTGATTTACTATCTTTTGAAATCTCGTATTCTACTTCTCTTATTGACCATTTAGCTGCCATTTTTTAACTCCATGTTATATTTAATTTTTTACGCATTTTCTAACGCTTCTACTTTTGCTGACAATTCTTGTACTGCTTTTATTAGCGGTGCAATTAAATCATTGTAGGCTAAACCATATTCACCGTCTTTATCACCATAAACTGAATCCTTAAACTTTCCATCTTTTAGGTCTTGAGCTATTAATCCATAATGCTTTTTATCGTAATCATCATGCTCTTCTTCTAAGTCTTTCATCTTAAAAGATTTAGGTTTTAATGTATTAACAAAATCAATTCCTAAATCACAATCTTGTATATCTGTTTTTAGCGTTTCATCTGACACATTTACAGAGTTGCTTGTATATAATACTGACCATCTAAGACTTGCTGAACCTAAGTTGTAAGAATTGTTAGAGGCTGGGAGAAAACTCCCATAAGAAGTTAAAAATCCTTCTGCGTTTATTGAAAATCTTAAAGTTAAACTTCCAGCCATTGGCTTTGTGTAAAATAGCATGTGAGCACCAGAATCATCACTTGCGTTACTATCATCCGTATCTGTATATGCTCTTATCGCCGCTGATAATCTTCCAGCCGCATTATTTGTAGAACTATCACCATTAGCGGCATTTACCCAATCAACAGCCCCCATAAATGTATCATCAGCATTTGTTGAAGTTCTTAATGCAACTACACCACCACCACTACCACCATCAACAGCTAAATATCTTTGAGATGTACCACTTGTTGTTACTTCTCCAGCATTATTACAATTTATACCAAGACCATATTGACTTAAAGTTGCTAATTGTGTACCATTATGAAACATTCTCAAATTACCACCACTACCACTTGAGGATATACCAGTATCACCAGTTGATAACGCACTTCCTTGTAATCTTACACCACCAGTAGTTCTATAAGAACCATCCCCATACATTGTATGTATTGCAGAATCAGAAGCATTGGTAATATTAAAAGCATCATGGCTTGATGTAGAACCTTGTGAATCAATACTTAATCCATAAGCACCATGTGCATCAATGCTCGCTGCAAAATTTCCTGCATCACCTCTTAATCTAAGAGTTTCTTTCATATTAGCTGAAATACCACTACCAACATCATCACCAAGTTTAAATATCATTTCAGTATGTTCACCATCTGTACCATCAATATTTGTTGTATGAGTTGGATTTGCTTTAAATATAGTGGTTGAAATTTGACCAAGAACACCACTATTGTCAGAATCATGGCTTCTAAATCTTATAGTACCTAAAGGGTCAGTACCACCAATAGAAGTTTTTACACTACTTAAATCTAACTGCGCACCATTAGCACCTGAAATTTCCACATTGCCAGTGGGGCTTGTGGTTCCAACGCCTATCGTACCACCTACATCCATATCAATAGTCATAGCAGTTATACCTGAACCACCATCATTACCTTTAAAGATAATATCTTTATCTTGTACTTTTGATTCTATAACAAAATTAGAACTACTATTTTCAAAGACACCAATTTCATCAGAACCATCATGGAATTGTACTTGTCCACCATCAGCATTTAAAACGATTGAACCAGTTGAGTCTAGTGTTATTAAATCACTTGTATCAGCTCCAGCTGCTATTGTAAGGTTTCCAGCATTATCAGCTGATATATGCTCACCACCATCAGCATCAAAAAAGTAAAGTTTAGTTCCATTACCACTTATTAATGCACTGTCTGTAGCTAAATATAAAACACTATCAGTAGCATCTCCATCTTGTATAGCTCTTAATGTACCATCAAGTCCATTTGAGTCTACTTTTAATAATAGCGGATACGTACTCGCTATTGTATTTCCTGCTAATGTTGCCATAATAATTTTCCTGTATTAAAATTTTTCATATTATATCATCCCAATTACGTTGTTCATTTTCCCATACGTCATTAAGATTTGTAGAGTTCCACATATCTCTTGCAAGACGAGCTGTTTGTATAGCTACATTGTGCAATGCGTTACTTAGAGCTATCATTAAAAATCACCTATATAAGCTATAACTGAACCGCTATTAACATCTATTTCATTCCACCTACCAAAAACAGTCATTCCCTGTGGAAATGTAACGGAGTTACTAATTTGTTTACCACCTGAACCTTCAGCGGTGCTTTCGGAACCATCTGCTAAGTCACCAGCAGCGTCTGCGGTATTAAACCATTTTGTTGCAGTTACCGAAATAAGACCACCAGTACTGTCAAATGTAGTATCTTCTAACATCTGAACAGCTACAAACGCTTTACCTGTTGGGGGTTTTATGGCATCAGAGCTAGCTGTTGTGTAAACAGCACCGTCTTGACCTGTATATTCCCTTGTGTATAAAGCACCACTTGGGTCTATTGCTAAAGCTCCAGCATCTCCATCGTCTAAAGTTCTTTGAGTAGCGTCATATCTACCACCTGCAAGTAAAGGATTTCCTGCTACAGCTGCATCTTCAGCCGCATCTCCTACAACCTCAATAGTATTAGTAGAAGCTGGTAAACTCGTTACATCTACATCGCCAATATCTACGCCACTATTAGCTGCTAGCTTACCAATCGCATTTGAACCAGCTGGTAAAGATTCTCCAAATTTAATATCACCTATATAGGTTCCATCTGATTGAGCTGAAATAGCAACTACATCTACTTGCATTTGACTTCCGTCAATAGCATTATCAATAGTTTCTACAGCTGTTTTAATTGCTCCTGTATCTGCATCTATCGTAGTAAGTAAAGCTTCGTTTGCTGCGTGGTCTACATTAGCCGCAGTTAACAATACTTCAATAGCTGCTGCATCAGTTTCAATAGCTGTTAATGTAGTTTCTAATGTATCTAGCTTAGTATTGCTAGATGTAATTAAAGTTTCTAAACCATCAACATGACCAATGATAGTAGATTGATTTGCTGCTGTTGCCGCTCCACTTGGTAAAGCAGACGACATAGCATCTACTTGTAAATGCCCATCACTATCTACTAAAGGAACATAACTAGTACCACTACCAGCTTTGTTCGTATTAGCAAAAATTAACATACTGTCTTCGGCTTTATCAGTATGCACTTCTACAGTTATATCAGACCCTTCGGTCTTAAGAGTTACGTTATCTATATCTACTTTTAACGCATCTTCGCCTGAGTTTAAAACTTTGTTTAATACTTCTTTACTTTGATATTTTGGAAAAGCCATAATATACTCCTAATCCTCCGCCACCGCCTCTAGGGCTATCTTAAATCTGCTGGCATAATTCTTCTTGGGGCGCCAGTCTTATCCCGTTTTTTCATACCATATTTTCTAATAGCTTCATTCCATTTTCCTTCGTGCGACCTTGCCATGCTCATTGCTACAGCAGATGCATTTCCATCTATAGATATTCCAGCTTTATCTTGGTATAATCTAAATTTTACATAATCTATTAATGATGAGTGCATACTATTATCTATGTCTGGAGTATCTGTAATTTCTGTTACAGCATTAGGCTCTCCAGAATAATGTATTAACACACCATTCGTTACTGCTTCATTGATAGGTTTATAATCACCTAATCTTTGATGGATGGTATCATTATCAGAACCATCCGTTGTTACTATTGCTAAATGGTCTCCAGTAATAAACCAAGCAATAAAATCTTCTGGGTTGTTATAACTACTTGCCATTAGTCTATATCCATCGTTTGTATTTCATTATTTAATAATCTAGGTATCTTTACGTAATCACCCTTTGAATCCATAAAGTCACACCTATAAACTTTATTTATCTCCACTCCAGCATTAGTATCACTCAATGTGTACCATTGTTGGTCTGCAACTGTAGTAAGTTTAGCGTATTCTATTTTAGTATTATACTTACCTAGTTCAACCAAACCTTCATTTATTAAGTTCATAATGTAATTCTCTGGTGCAGTTGGAAAAGCTTGCCTTACTCTAGATATAATTTTTTTAACTGTTAAGCTGTGTACTGCCATTAGTCAGAATCCTTTCCTAGCAACCCTATTTGTTTCCATGTTCTCGTTTCATCTTCCCAGTTATTTACAGTCATATCATTCCAAGAACCTGGAACTATAAAAGTTACAGATGTTGGTAAAGTAAAACCAGTCCAAGACGGTGATGTGTTCAAAGCAACACCAGTCCAAGAAGGAGATGTATTTAAAGCAACCTGAGTAAAAGATGGAGAGCTATTTAAAGTAACAGCAGTCCAACTTGGTGAAGAGTTTAAAGCTACGCTAGTTAATGCCATTATCCACCCCTCACTATTTGTATACCTTTATCATAATCAGCTTGTAATTTTGCTTGTTGCTTTTCCATCCAAGAATACTCTGTACTTAATACACTAAGCCTAGCTTGAGCTTCATTGCTATAAGCTTGTGCGATATTTAACTTTGATTGTATTTGCGAAAGGTAAGCATTAGCAGTTCCTATAAAACCTTGTGCTGTGTTAATAAATGCAGAAGCAGTACCTAGATATCCTTGAGCTACATTCCCATAGCCTCCAGCAGTTCCCAAAAATCCTTGAGCTACTGATATCTGTGCCTGCACTTGATTCACTCTGGCTGATACTTCGTTTACATACCCTGAAGCTTCTCCCAAGCTACCTTGAGCTTCACTTAAAAACCCATTTCCAGCGTTTACGTGAGATGATGCTAGTTCCACATCTTCTGCCGTATTAGCTGTCACCGCACTATCAAATTGTACATTAGCTAGGGCGACAGCAGTGTTAACCCTACCCGCTGCTGTAGCTATTGCAGCTGTAGCTGTATCTATACCTGAGTCTACTAATACTAAAGCCTCATCTAATTCTGCGTTGGATAAATCAACTTCTGCGTTCATTAAATCTACTTCTGTGTTAGCTAATGCAACTTCAGCTGTAGCTTTATCTATCTCTGCATTTGCTAATCCTATCTCAGTAGCAGCACTGTCTGCAATAGTAAGAGTTTCATCTATTTCAGTATTTATAGCAGTTAAAGCTGTAGTAATATCTGTGTTACCAGATTTTGCCGCTAGTGCATTTTGTAATGATTTTATTGCAGCATATACTGGAACTAAATATTCAGCTTCATCTGGAAATTTAGCTATAGCACTATCTCCAAAAGCAACAGCTGGATAAGCTAGTGCTTGAACATGAGCGTTTTGTGAATTAGATGGTTCTGGCACTACAGATAAAAGATTGTTAGCAATATAGTAAACAGGGTCTGTTGTAGTTGCTGCCATCATATCATCAGAATCTCTAACCCTGCCTTGTAATTCGGCTGGTACAGCACGACATGGTTGATTTATAGTTCCATCATCTCTCGTAACTGCAAATACTTCAGAGCCAGCAACAGTATAATTAGTAGAGCTACCATTTAATTCGTTAGAAGTGGTAAATAATCTTTTCTTTGAGTCTGGTAAAGACGTAAGTATTTCTTTTGCACCATCTGTTAAAAACTGAGTTAGCTCAGTTTGTGTAGGTGCACTACTGCCATCTATAGACAGACTAGTTAATCCTTCTACTTGTGCTTCAAAAGTTGCCATTTATTAGTATCTCATTCCTTTTCTAGAACTTTTTTTCTTAGCAGTTTTTTTCTTCTTCATCTTTTTACCGCCATTTTTTTTACTACCTGTATGATAAGGCATATCGCTTTCCTTTCCTCCAGTACAGCTTGCACTAGAAACAGTTTTTAAACCTTTGCCAAACTTACTCATCCATACCCCAAGCTTGGTTTCTCATTTTATTAACACTCTCTTCCATCCCAATAGTATTAAATTCTACGTCAGTTCTCATTCCTCTGTCAGTTCTCATCCAAGAGTTTGTGGTAAACTTTGGAGCTGATGCTCTCTTTCCACATGCTCTGCAATAGAACCAATTTTCTTTATTTGGCTTATTACAATGTTGACAGTTCATTACGAACCAGAGACTACCATTGTCATTACTCTTTCACCGTGCATAGGGCAATGTGAAATTGATATAATTGCATTGTTTGTTGAATCTAAACTAACAATGTAATCATAGACATCTTTAGATAAATCTCCAGCAGAATTAGATTTAGTTCCAGGCTTAGCAGCGTGGACAAAAACTTTTACATCTGTATTTGATGAATTATAATCAGCCATTTCTTTTCCTTATATTTAAAAATTATTAGGATGTTTGGGGCTAAACCTTTTTACGAATAGCCCCACAGTATCCAAAACTGTCAATCCTTATTTATTCGGATTTATTAAGCAGCGGCAGTATTAAATACCATCTCAGTTGCATCTTTAGCTACGCCATAAGCGTACCATCTTTCACCATCTGTAAAGATGTCTATAAAGTCGCCAGGGCTTGAATTAGCACTGCAGTTAATGAAGTCATCATTATTTACAGCATAATCACCAGCAGCTCCGTCTACTTCGTCTGAAATCATACCTACTACGTCATTGCCAGAACCAAAATCAATATTAACTTTAGCAGCCATACCTTGGTCTGAACCATCAGTATCTTCTGTTAGTACAATCTTACAGTACCAACCAACACCAGCATTTGCTAGGGTTGGTAAAGTAACATCAGTAGCTGCTGCTGGATTAACTAAAACAATAGCTCCGCTATCATTTGCAGTTAAAGTTGAGCTAGCAGTTACTTTTTTGATTTTTAAAGCGTGTCCAGCTATACCACTATTTGAGTTTAGATAATTAGTATACATTTAAAACCTCCTTAAGCTGATTCTACTTCGTAGAGTGCATGACACTCAGGAAGTGTTACTTCAAGACCAGCTTCGGTTATAACCATATCCTTACGTAAGTCTTCATCTGAATTCTGTACGTTAGTGATAATATGAGTATCTCTGTTTAGACCGTTTCCAACTAATGGGCGGTATTGTAGTTTGCTCATATCAGCCATTAACATAAATCCAGAGGACAGACCTCTAAATAATGGTTCTTTGACTAAGTGCATTGTTCCGTGAACGGTATCAATAGTCATAATCTTATGACCAAAAGCACCTTCTCTTTCTTCAAAGTTATAGCGATTAACCATATTAGAAGCAGAACCCATAGAAGCATCCATAAATGCACCATCACCTAGCTTGTTAAAGAAGGTGATTACAGGTAATGAAGCTAAGACTAATCTGTCAGATGAACCACCACGAGCTGGGTCAAATATAACTTCTAAGTCAGAAAGCAGTCTATCATATGTTAACTCAGATTGAGCTACACTACGATAGTAAGGTGTTCCAGATGAATATGAAAATGCGCTATCATCGGTTGTTGGGTTTGCATTTTTTACAATGTGACCTACTAGACCTTCAGTATATTGAACTCCGCCAACACGAGCTTTTTGTCCAAATAACATAGCACGCTCAATATCTACTTTATGCTCACGAAGTTTGGTTGCCCAAATTCTTTCAAATTCATTTGCATAACCACGATAACGTGTTGCAATAGCTGTGTTTGAAAGTTCGCAAGATGTTTTAAAGATTTGAGTGTATCCAAAGTCATCTTCGATTTCAGTTGAAAATGTATCTGGTGAAGCAGTTCCTTCTCCGAATGCGGTACCGATAACTTGACATACGTCATTATCAGCTAGAACGTTATAACCAGAAACATTTGAGTTTGATACGTCAATAATTTTACCACTAAATGTAGTGCTTGTACCACTATCAGTAGGTGCACTTTCTATTCTTACCATTGTTTGAGCGTATCCTGATGTTTCAGCGCCAGTAGTTGTATTAACAACAAATACCATACCTTTAATTAAAAAGTCAACTGAAGCTCCACCAGAGCTAACACCGCCAGTAGCTGTATCAGCATCAACTGTGAAAGTGTAAGCACTTCCAGCAGAAACAGCTGAACCGCCATTTACGGCAGCGGCTAGTAAGAAATTCCTAGTGGTCATATTAATTTTTGACCTATTCTCTAGATAGCGGAAGACAGAGTCATCCGTTGGTGTTTTAGCAACCTGATTTAGGTATACAAAAAAAGGTGATTCTTCGGGAGCTAGTTCAGCAACTCTATCACTAAAATCGTATAACCGTCTTCTATCAGGAGCTTGTCCCACACCAGCACTAGTAGCGGCTGCTGTGATGTCACTAGAGAGTTTTATTCCTTGTGTAACAGACATTTTATTTCTCCGTTAGTTTATTTTAGAGTAATCTTCCAGCGTTGCCTGCCTTTAAAATCCTATCCCAAGAAACATCTAATTCGCTTTTTTTCTGTGGGTCTCCACCTTGGAGAACTCCAGCAGACTTGGGCATTGACTGAACATTTTTTACAGCTTCTAAATTTTCAGAATCTATTGGTTGTGGATTGTCTTTATTCTTATACTGTCTAAATACATTAATCAAAAAGTCAACAGGTAGTTGTTCTCTTGGATTTGTAGCAAACTGAATAAAGTCTTCCATTTCATTATCATCTGTAATGCCGTAATTTTGTCTCAATTCATTTTTCAGATTTTGCATAGCAACCTGACTTTGGATTCCAGACATCTGTTCTGAAACAGCTTCTTGAACCAAAGCTTTTTCCTGAGCCACTCGTAATTTATACGACGGTGATTCAGGCTTGTAATAGGCTTCCCAAGGGTCAAAAGAGGCTTCATCAATACCTTCTGGTGCAGATGAACTCTCATTGTTTTGTTGAGCAGGCTTACCTTCCAATTTCTCTTGAATCGCCTGAACTACATCAGGTCTTGATTCTAAAACAGATTGTAACTGTTTTAATGGTTCTAAGGAGTTAACTTGCTTTTGCAATGAATCATACTCAGATTTCTGCTTATCATACATAGATTGAAACTTTTTAGTTTCATTCTCCCAATCAGTAGCATACTCAATTTGTTCTTCATTACCTTCTGCTGTAATTTCGCTAGGAACTCTATCTGTTCCTTCGCTTTGAGCTTCCATGTTTTCATCAACTGGAATCTCCTTACTGACCACTTCCACGTCTGGCATTGCTATATCCAGACCTTTTCGGTCATCAGCTAACTTATCCTCGTAAGTTTTACCTTTTTGCTCTTGTGTTGTTTGGTTTTCCATATTTCCTTTCCGAATCTTCTTACTCTAAAGTGGACTCTACCTTTCGATATTCCTAGGTAAGACTTGACTCTTTTTAATGTTAACCTTCAACGCCTTCTTCTGTATCCGTGCCTTCGTTGGCATTGCTTCCATATCTGGACTGTAAATCTGCTTTATCAATTATATTTTCCATCTTGTTGAGATTTTTTCTTTCCTTATCTTTAATTTGATTAAGGGCTGTATCAAGATTAGTCTTGAATTTCTGAGTGATGGTTTGTTTTCTAGCGTTTATCATTTCACGCTCAGAAGTTTGTAAATCACCACTTAGTTTCTTAACCTCAGATTCTAGTTGTTTAATATAACCTTGCATTTGTTGCATAGCACCTTTACGTTGCAATACGCCTTCTTTGTCGTAGATTTCTGTTTTCTTTAAAACCTCGACATCATCTACCAAGCCCAATTTATACGCATCTAAATACATATTGTACTCAGCCATCCTATTTGATGGTAGCGTTGAGCCTGATATTATCCGAATATCGTGCTGTCCTAATGTGATATCGTTTTCAATAGTCATTAGTTCATTCGTCTTATCGTCATACATTCTATTGTTTATTGTAAACTCTGTAATATCATTATTAGGTTGCACAATTCTAAAAGTCTTTTTAAACTTGTAATGTCCTTTGGAAAAGTTATAAACAACTTTACCAAGTATATCCAAGCTTCCTTCGATGTCTCTCAATTTTGAGCGACCTCTACTCTCTCCCATTTCTTGTAATAAGTAAGTACCTCTAACTGTATCTGGAGCACCAGATTTAAAGCCTTGCATAAGCTCTGAGATACCAAAATTTAAATCTATATAAAACTCTACTCTCGAAATTAAATTATAAAATTCAGAAGCCAATGGTTGTGGTGCTGGGTAATGAGGTTCTCCAAACTCTGGATTATACTCAATAACAGCATTTGGATTAGCCCAATCTCTTTCGAGCTGACCTATGTCATCCACGCTTCCTTCTGGGACTAACAGCTTTAATCCAGCAGAAGCCTGAGCATGACTCAATGTTAATGAGAATAACTTATTAATTAATCTCTGCGAGTCTTTTACTTTTGTTACATCAGACTTTGGATATGGAGTGTTAGTCCAAATATTTGGGACTGGAACGATAGGATATATGTCGGTGTTTAGAACTTGTTCATAAAGAAGAACTTGACCGACTGTAGCTACGTGGCGAATACGTGTCTGCAGAACTTCAACCGCTTCTACCAGTCCCGATTCTAAAAGATGACCATTGTCCTGAGCTATGCCCTGGAAAGTATCAAGGTCAACTATTTTCTCTTCTTGTGTCTCTCTGTTGAATATCCTATAAAAAGGAACTTTAATTTTTTCAAATCTCTCTAATATCCTGTACTTTTCATAACCGCCTCTATCGTAATCTTTTGTAACATCAGGTGTAAATGACGCTGATGAATTTTTACGTTTTGATGCTGGATAGTCTTCTTCGTCGCTAGACGATTCTATACTATCAATCATTTCAGAAAGTTGTGGATATAAGCCAAGTAATTGGTCTCTTGTAAGTATTGTAGATAAAATCATAGCAGATGAGTCTGCATAATATCTATCTCTTGAGGCTGGGTCTACGTATATTCTAAAAGGATTGATATGGGTAATTTTAACATCACCTCTACCATAATCAGATTCTGGGTCAAGGTATACGTAAAAGTAACCTAGACCAGCTACTGAATAATCGTGAACTATTTGTTTAAAATGAGTGTTGCAGTCTGATACATCCCAAACATACTCTAGTATTGTTCTCCAAACATTAGCAAGTTTGTAATCAGAATCTTCTCTAGCTACTGCTGAGAATTTTGGATTACGAGAAGTAAGAAGAGATTTTAGTTTGTCAACAGCAGCATAAACCCTGTCAATAATAAAATCGCCTTGCCCCACTGATTGAAGCATATCTGACTCTTCTGAAGAATAATGATTCCCCAAAGAGAAGTCTATAGCATCTCGTGCTTCTACTTCCCAGTCAGACCTGGCATCTCTCCACCTTCTCCATAAATCTCTATTCTTTTGAGCTTCGTCGTTCTCTGCAAAAGTTTCTACGTAGTTAATAGTCGAACTCCTTAAATATATATATACTATATAATATAATGTAAAACACCTAAAAAGTCAAGTGTTTTTTTTAAATTCTTTGCCCTGTAATCCAACTTCTTATTGAAGACTTCTTTTTACTTCTTTTATTCTTGCTATCTTCAAGGTCAAAATTAGCAACATCAAAGCTTTTACTTAGTGGTGCTCTGGCGTTTGTTATCGAATACCAAAGACCATCGAGCAGGTCATCATGCTTTCCCTTTGGAAAGTGAAACATTTCATCTATAAGTTCTTGATGGTTCTTTTTTATATAAAGCTTTCCACGGTTTACAATAGGACATAATGATGATTCTATTCTATCTTCTTTTTTTATTCCTTGTGGTGGTCTAACGCCTCTAGCTATGCCAGGAGCCATTTTTCTATCATATCCGCTAATTTGATTAACAGAATCTTTTATAATTCCCTGTGCTCCAACATGCTCTACGTTTACTCTCCTTATAGGAGAGTAAAGCTTAGCTAGCTCAAAAATCTTTTGTGGCATCTCATAAAGTGGCAAGTGTTCATGGTAGTAATCAATCACGTAAAAGTTCTTATCGCTGTCAACTGCAGTAACCATAATTACTTGATAATCGTTATGAGCATTTGACTCATAAGCTAAGTCTACACCCATATAAACATTAACAGGTATTACTGTTTCATTCCCCTTAAGATAACATTGACTCGAATTGCTAACAAGTTCATAGTCGTGATGTTGTATCTTATCTATTTTAAATTTAGCAGTAGCCAAGTCCCTAGCATCATTCATATACTCCTGGGCAAACTTATGCAGCTGACCTACATTTTCATAGTCTCTTCGTATTTGATTTATTTTATTTTTATTAAAATAAGATTCCCAAAGAGGCTTTCCATCTTCCAATACTCTGTGAAATATAACATCCCATGTGTATTCTTCTTTTTTATCTTTAGCTTCGAGGTATCCATCGTATATAGCCTGTAATGCTGAATCGTAATGTACGATAGTGCCAATTAACCAAATAGAGCCCTCGTTGCCTTTTGATTCTTCTAAAGACGGATAGACAGTAGACATCAACCATTCTTTTATCTCACGTCTTCTGTCTGGAGTTTTTGTATTTAATTCTGATTCAAAGTCGTCAAGAATAATTTTTGTATATCTAGTACCAAGTTCAGACCTACCACGCAGTCTTTGACTAGTACCTTTTGCTATAATTCTATCACCACGACTAGTAGTTATTTCTTTTTCAGTCCACTTGTCACCAACCATATCTCCAAAGTAATAGTTCAATGCGTTGTTATATTCCATATGGTTTTTAATATATTTTAAATGGTCTACAGCTTGACCCTGTTCTTCAGATACCCAAGCTGCAAATTCTTTTTTTCCTTGTGGGTTAAAATATATTTTATGCAGCAGTGCTGCTTTAGCCATTGTAGACTTAGAGTGACCACGAGGAAGTACGATACACATTTTTCTTGATTTTGGGTCTAAAAGTTTTTTGCCTACTTCATAATGAAATGGAGCTGGGGATGATTTCATAAAATCATCTGGCAAAAATAATTGACCAAATGCAATTAAATCATTTGCAACAATGCTAAGGACTCGGTCTTTTTCTTTTTGACCACTTGAGTTTATGTTAAAACTATCTATCGTACCAATCTCCGCTTTGAATTACTTGAAATGAAGTACTTCTTTGCATCATTTCATCTCCAGCTACATATACCCACGCATCTTCTTTTGTTCCGTCTTGCATATCAACACTGGTTTTTATTCTTTTATATAGTCCAGATGCAACCCCTTCATACATATCGTATCTCATCAACTGCTCTTCCGTAACATCTCTTACCTCAACCACAGTTCCTTTTCCTTTTGAGTTTTGTATTATAGCTGGAAATGTTTGATGACCTGGATAAACTAAAGATGTATTTTCTATTCTACCTAAATTACCCTCACCTCTTCTTAGGGTTCCATAAACGGCTATTTTATTTTTTTCTTTACTCATTAACATATCCCAATTTGCCTAGGAACTCCTAGATGTTCAATATTAAAATCATGATTATAAACTGTCATACAATGAGAGCATTGAGCAAAGTATTGATTAACATCAATATCGTGAATAACTATGACATTATTCATTAACTTTGTATAGCAAAAATAACAATTCTTAGTTTTCAATCTCTCTTTCAACCGACGCAAGTTCCTTGACATTACCACCCCCTATGGCATCTAACTGTTCTTTTGTAAATCCTTGGAATACAGCAACAGACTCTGTTTTCTTTTCTGTGTCCATCATGCCGCTAATTTGCATTAATGTTTTTAAAGCCTGTATTTTATCTCTATCATTAGAATCTGACTTGTCAACAATATCTCTCATTTGTTCTAAAAGATATAGTGGAGTTATATCTGCATCATTTAATACTTTATCTATTTCTTCTCTAATCATGTTTTGAATCCTTTTAGCCTTCATTAATATTTTGGCTTGACCCTCAGCGTACGATTTATTATTCGTTGGAAATGCTTTTACAAAAGCATCTACTACATCCTCCCCTTTTGCTACGTATTGAGCAAAAAGGAATTCTCTTTGCGTGGTCTTTTTCTTTTCGACCTTGTGTTCATAGACACTAGTGTCAGTCAAGCCAAAAGAATAAAGGTTTCTTCTAGGTTCACCTTCCATTTTAATATTATCACCGCATATAAACGTTCCGAGAGGAACCCTAATGTAATAGTTTTTTTGCTTACTACCTGCTCTTCTGAGCATTGTCCCACGTTTCAAAACCTCACAAACTTGTCCGTCGTCTGAAACTACCCAGCTACCTTCGGTGCCTTCCCTCCAATTATTAACTAATAACAAATTAGGGTTATCCTTTCGAAACTCATCTATACTACTATATATCGGATGATTAATTTTATTTATTTTTCTAGTTATCATATTATAATATAATCAAAAAGTGTACAAAAGTCAAGTTATCTCGAAACAGAACGTTTTGTAATTTCTTTATTGCTTTGACTATTTTTACTTCTAATGTATGGAGAATGACAGCTTTTGCAGCTATATAATCTATATCTACTACTACCAGTATAATAAAACTTTTTAGTAGCTTTTAACTGTGTGCTTCCACAAACAGTGCAGCAGTCATCATCAATCATAACAGCTATGTTCGGATGAGATTTCATGTATGGTCTTAATTTAAGATACATATCTTCAAGACCTACAACATCTCCACGATTGTATTCTTCCATTCTATCTAAAGCTTTTTGATTTCCACTCATGCAGTCAATCCATAATTGAAACTCTGTATCTAGCTTTTCTTCTAACTTTAAAAATTTAGTTATAAAGTCTTGCTTGTGAGAAGAGAACGCAAATTCTTTTCTTGCTTGTTTTAGTGTGTCTATAGTTTTAAATGGTAGAGGTGCTTTTATATCATTAGCTATAAATCTAGCATTTATTTTTCTAAGGTCAAACCTATCTCCATTATGAGCTATGATAATATCTGCTTCGTTTAGTAACTTCCAGACAGACTTCATGATACGCTTATCATTTCTAGCTCTAGCTTCTCTAGGTGTCAACACGTCACTCATCACTTCGCCATCATACAACCACTTAGCTGACCAACTTAGTAGATGCCAATCCATCATTGCACCATTTTTGTTTTTCATAATTGCGTGATGACCAACATATTGTTTTCCAAGACTCCAAGTCCACACACCCATAGGAGTGGTCTCAATATCTAGAATTAATATTTTTGGTAAATCAATGTTACTGTAATTGCTTAAAGGTTTTTTTATATTTAAGGTTTCTAGTTTTCTGGCTACAGACTTATAAGTTCTTCTATATCCAGATTTTTTTAGATAACCTCTGATTTGTTCTATTGTCTTTGTTCCGTCTCTATACAGGTTTAAGACACTAAGCTCTTCTTGTTTCCATTTCATAATTACTTCCGATTAAATAGTAGTTTAAGTAGTATTTTAATTATTACAGCTTCTAGTCTAAGCTTGATTGTTTTTATCAACCCCACTTATCTTCTGCCACTAGCTGCGCTATAATTCCATATATAGACAAATCAACAAATGCATCCATATATGTTTCTTGTGTAACTGCGTTACGACCTTTGTTCTTGATAATAATAGTTTTTAATCTATTAATCTTATCATTCATGCGAACAACCAAAGCAGTCAAAGATACCATGCGACCTTCTTCGGTACTGATATCTTCTCCTAGAGTTATGTTGTCGCTTCCGTAATCATGTTGTTTTCGACAAAAGAGCCTGTACTCTTCATCTAGTATCTCTTTGAATCTTTTCGCCATTTCAGGATACTTTGTTTCTATATAATCTATTACTTCTATGTCCTTCATATTTTCTCTCTATTTAGGGATTGAAGGTACAACTACCATATCAAAGTAGTCGCACCCTTGATTGATAATACAATCTTTGCCTGCAAGTTTTGAATCGACACGAATCTTTAAAACATTACCGTCAGTACGCATCATGCAGCCAAGGCATTCACCACTGTTCCAGTTTGCACAATAGTCACGTGCATCGTTTTTTCCGTAATTTTTCATATAAACAATATACAACAAACTAGTATGTTTTGCAAGTATTTATTTTTTTTAATTATTTTACTTGACAAAGTGTTGTTTTTTACTTATATTGTAACTACGTAGGGGCTTAAATATTCTTAAATATACTAACTATTCTTAACTAAAGAAAAAAGATATTACTACGTAATATCCAAAAAGAAAAGAAAATTTTTACAAAAATATTTTGGGATATGAATAAAAGCTACCTCATAGAAAAAAATACTAAATTTTAAAAAAGGTTCTTGTTTCTAAGATTTATTATTTGTAAGTTATAACGTTGGAAATGTTACATAAAAGGCAAACACATGAAAAAAATACTCTTTGTAGTGGTAATCCTATCAACACTGCTCTTTGCAGCACTACCAGGCTTCACAGTAATTAAGGATATTACTGGAAAAAAACATATTTATTACAAATTAGAATACAATAAAGAAAACTATTGCGAGATACACGAAAAACATGAGCTCGTAGAACTCCGAAAACGACTAGAAAAATACAATATTGGTACTTATCCTCGAAGAAAACAAAAAACGAAGGATTTGAGGGTAATTTGAGCCAAATAAGACTATATCTATATTCGAACTGTACCTTAGATTCTATAGATACACATACCAGTAGTAAAAAATAGGGCAAAATTGTGTGTGAGTCTTTTTTTTCTTTATACCCTCCCCCATAGTCTAGTTGTAAAAACTAGAGTTAGGTTGAAAAAGGTGCTTCGCCCAGTATCATAAAAGATTAATAATGTACTTCGTTCAGAAAAGTTTATAACGTGGCTCGATTTTTTTTTCGAGACGAGAATTTTTGCGAGACAAGACAAGGGGCGAGACGAGCCCCAGCCGAGATGGCTGAGGCTGTCTCATGTGGAAGGGTTTTATTTCGAGACTGCTCCGTTGATACGGATAACAACCTCTTGACCATTGAGCTTCATGGGAAATTGTGTCCCATGCTCTGAGATTAACTCACTAAGAGCTTGTTCGCCCTTCTTGAGTTTCATCTCTTCTCGCTCAACTGCATTGAGAAACTGCTCAACGATAGAGCCTAAGTCTATCGTAGCTTCTGACAGGTCATACATAGGTTTCCCGTAGGCTTTTTCCATACCCTTATTGATTACCTCGTATTCGTTAAACTGGCTCTGTTTGATTTTACCAGTGATTTTTTTAGTTTCTAGTGTCATAACATCTCCTTTTCTTTTTTTAGTGTTTGACATTACTCTATATTAAACAATTATATTGACTTATGCAACATATTTTTTTAGCGTCTCCAATTCTCACATTCAGAGACACATCCACAG